CTCGGGAACAACCTCATTTTTAATATAATCGGGGTTCTTATAGGCAAAATTTCTCATAACAGCACAAATTAATAAGGTAAACCATTTCTATCCAAGTTCTGAACAGCATATACTTGGAAATTAACATTACACAATAACTGGTCAAATGCAACCGAACAATTGTCAGAATCAACCTGGGGAACAAAAATAGAGTTCAACTGTTGGGGACGAACCTTCATGGACTGATAAGACCAAGCACCAGCGGAAGTCAATACCTGCCAACCATCAAGAGGCGCAACCCATGACTGATAAGCAGCACCGGCACGGAATCCGGCATGAACGGTATCAATGTTAGATTTCCACTGCCAGTAGCGCAGATTATAACCTAAAGAACCGGAAACATTACGACCGGGGTTATTCTGAAGATTAAGAGCAGGAACAGACTGCATACCAAGCTGGTCAAATGCGGGCTGCGGAAAGTCAGATATAGCAGTAACAGTCAATTGGGGAGCCTGGCCTGTCAAATTCCAATCCAACATAGGTACGGCATGATAGACACACATAATAACTTGATGTTCAGCACCACAGTCATAAGTAAGAGTATGGCCGGAGTTACTGGATACACCTTTACCGGCAATAGAAGCCTGTGAAGAATCGGTATCAAGATTGGTATTAACCACTTCATTGATATTGATTACACTAGACCAACCTCCAATATAATGAGCATGATTACCCATGGATTCGGGAGCTTTAACACCAAACTGGGCTGCCATCTGGTCTGAATAGTCCTTGCTAGAGAACTGTACTACCTCTTTCCATCGCTGCAAGTACTCTGTGGCACGAATTGAAAGCGCGGAAAGGTCAGAATTAAGAGAAACAGCACGTTGAGAAGAAGACGAACCAGAAGCAACAACCGAAGTAGAAGAAGAAGGATTAACAACATAATCCACAGAAGAATCAGCAACAGCAACAACAGAATTAGAAGATCCTAAGGGGTTATAAATACCGGGCAAAACGGCTACCGAACCATATTGAGAAGAAGGCAGCATACCCATAAAATAGTCTTTAGGATAGTTCGCATAGCGCAGCTCAACCATAGACCTAACCAATCCAATATTACCAACACCAGACCAATAATCTACATTATATGAATAAGCACGATGCTTTTCCCATTGAGAGTTACTAAAGAAATCATAATAGATTTTCTGATAAGCAAGGAACGGAAGAGCACTGACAGTCTGAGATGTCTGATAAACCAAGGGATTATCAGAGTCACCGAGGCCATCAACACCCAGATATGACTTAGTGATAGCAGCCTTACCTGTATTAGTAGATGAAATCATAGAACCATAACCAAGCATGTCCAACAACTTACAAGCACCATAGACAACAGGAAGGCCTGCATCGTCACGAGTATTAGGCTGGTCCTGAGAATTAGCCGTCTGAAGAAACAGACTAAACAAGCTCTGGGTAACAGTAGGAACAGAAGTAAGCGCAGATGAATTCTCTGTAGAACTAGACGCACTAGTCATATAATCCGTCATCTGAGTAAAAGCCTGAGGAAGCGCACGAGAAATCAAACGCAACGGCACAGCATAGAAATCATAGTATTCCTTGATACGGGTATAGGCAGCCGTATTCACAGGAACAGTACGAGTAAACCAGTCAGAAGAAATACGATACTTGTTACCAGGAATAGCAATCTGCCAATAACAAGGAAGAATTTCTCCAACTTTAGCGGTAAACAGTTTTTTCGAACTTAAGTCGAAAGACGAGCGATGGGTATTAATTTTAGCTCGGTCTAAAGGATTAAAATCACTCATAATTAATTAATTAAAATTAAACCATACGATTGAATATATTGTTAGCATCATTAAGCTGCTTATGCTTAATCATATCACGACAGAATGTCGAACTACGGTATCGGAGTTGCTCAAGAAGTTGAAGCGTTTCACTTGAAACGTCTTGCAGGACATCAATCTCCTGTCCGTTCTGAGGCAACGCAAACATACAATCCGATATGTTTGAGTATTGGGAACGAAGGTCATATGCATTTCGTAAACTTTCATAATCCGCTTTCTTCTCATACTCTATGCCCGTTTTAATGATAAACATAATACGTCCGGAGTAAGCACTAATATCAGAGCCAAAGAGAGGGAGATGCCAGTTACGGAAGAACTTATAGACATATAGGAACAGCCGATACAGTTTATTAATGAAAGATTCAGTATCGACATCACTAGAACAGTTAACAAACCTGGTAAGACACCGGGAGGCATGTAATATAATCTTGTCATCATCGGTAAGAATAGAGTTAACCTTAAGATATTGATAATAAGTACGAACAAGAGCTAAAACTGAGCCTTGTCCGTAATCAATGAATCCGAACCTTGCAATTCTCTGTGGCGTCCGATGCACAGCGCAAAGAATTCGAGCAATCGCAGCAACATCGTCATTGCGAGCAGACGAGAATCGGGGCAATAAGGTACGGATATACGACATGGGCGGAGTTGACCGAACACTGACGCCATTGAAGTTATAGACTCTTCCGTTAACGACAGAATCGATTTTTTGCTCAATTTGCGCATAAGGGTCTTCATCTTCCACAAAGTCGCAGCCCTTTTCAAAGAATCCAACAGATGCTCGCGACCTGGGTCTAAACGCGCGGCATGAGCGATATAGGAGGGGAGAAGCGCACAAGCTGTTAACGTAACTCGCAACGTACGAGCCAGCTCCACCAGCGGAACGTTGGAAATCTGAACGACCGAGTTTCCAACTCTTATCGTGACAGTATCGTAGAACCTCGGCGACCTTGTCCGAGTTTGTGAATAGTAAGAGATGATAATGCGGGCGGAAATGCACGGGTCCGTACTCACCCACAGCGTAAAAATGTAACGTTTCATAAGAACCTAATTTCAAAGACAAATGTTTACGTAAGCGTTTAATATAATTCTGAACATCAACATAATTCAGGAAGGGAATAAGGTTATCACGACCGTATTGTGCAGAAGCGGGATAATCCGTTTTGTCAACAGCTTGCGTCTTATTGATAAAACTACGAATAGCGTCCATACTAAGAAACCAATTATCCTTAACAGGGACATATTCCTTAACTTCACGGTCAAACGGCACAGTGCCTTGTACCTGAACGAAGAATATATGACGCAGCATGGAGTTATCACCACATTGATATTCAGAAACAGGGATATACTGATGATGTTCATTGCCAAAATGAATATCTCCTGAAATGCCTAAGGCATCCTCATAATCACTATGGAGAACACTACAATTCATAAGAGGAAGATGCGCATTGTCGTAAGTAAGAGTTACAAAATAAGAATACTTAAAAGAACTTCCAGCGGTTTTTACACGCATAGAAGCCTTTTTAGCTTTCTTGTGGATACAGTAATCACACTGTCCACAATCAACGGCAATGCGTGCACCGGTATACTTGTTCGTAATAAACGAACGATGCTGACAATGGTCAACAGCCTTAAACAAATCAGGAGAAAACTTCATAATTATTTACATTTATAAATCACCTGATGACGATTACGGCCACCAAACGAAATATGGATAAACGTAGGATACAATATCAATTGGTCAAATACATGAGTATTATCCGAATAACTATGGATATGCTCAAGCAAACGACTATAAGTAGTAGAGCCATAAGGCTTAATATCAATAGCCTCTCCAAACAGATGCTGAGAATTAGGGACACCACCGGCAGCCTTATTCTCAGCAATAGAGCGCTTAGCACTTGTTATCGTAAAATGCAAGTTAAAAGACAACAGATGCTCAAGAAAATCCATAAGGGCACTATTCATAATCCAATAGCATTAAGAATATAACCAAGAGCTGCCGAAACAGCTCCAATCACAATTTTCCAAATATTATTACTTTTCATTATCACTTTGATTTTTAAGTTCAACAAAATCATTCTCCTCTTTAATCGAGTCCACAACAACGATAAAACCCAATGGACAAAAACGTTCACAATAGCGTCCAAGGCCATCGAGAGAATTAACAACATAAGGCGAAAAAACATCATGACCAGTGTTTCTGTCTTTAACTGAAATAATAAATCTTTGCATAACGGTAATAATTTTAAAACATTAATAATAATTGTAACTTCTACATGGTGCAAAGGTATGAGTTTTTTTCGTATTTCCAAATTTTGCCTCCAGGAATTGTGGGGAGAGGACCATTTATGATGGAGTGTGAGTTGTGCGTTTATAGACAAGAGGGGGAGAATCCGAGAGGATAACTCGGATTTGCTTCGCACACAACTAGGGGCTTCGCTTAATTGACAAGTGAATGTATACAAAGGTGTATAGACACGGCAAGGCAGAAACTGTCTTGCCTTTGCGCACTCCGTGCTAAAATACCGGAGCGGGGCGCTCCTATAAGGAAGTCGCTCCGCTCCATTTTTCGACCAGGCCCTACGCGGGCGGCGGGTGTATATCGCTCAAACGCCGCGATGGGCTTCTAGTCCTGAAGTACAAAAAATTTTCCACCGCTTCGAGGGGAGGAAAGAGAATAGATTCACTTACGGCCAACAGAATTACCGACACCTTGGAATATACGGGTGCCATAATCAATGGCATTACGCAGCTCATAAGAATTGACATCCTTCTGTTTCTGTTTAGAAGACCATTTATAATAATCACGTAAGGCCTTATCCTTAGAGTATTCTATGTTCTTAAGAACATTGGTATTCTTAGAATCCCATAGAGAAGACAAACCACGGGCACGATTAGCCTGAATGTTAGCATAAATCAGTGAATCAGCGGTCTGCTGAGCAATCTTATTACTAATGCGAATACCGTTCGTTTCAGCGGAAGTCTTAACAGCCTGGGCCATCTGGTTTTTATATTGAGCTTCAGAAAGAGCACCTTGGGCATACAAATTAGCCAAAGTCTGGCCTTTAATAAACAGGTCAGCCTGCTGCTGCTCATCAAGATACTTATTCAATATCTGCTGTGCTTGAGAATCAAGCAAAATCTGTGATTCCTGTGCAGACGTAAGACGACCGGCAAACTCCATATTCTTAAGCTCCTGGTACTCCTTGGATTGGTCCAACAGAGCAGAACGTCTACCAGAAGAAGCATTCCAGTAACCGGACTCACCAATACCAATGTTACGGTAATCAGTAGCACCACGAATCTGGTCAATCTTATATGGCGTAAGAGCAGCGTTCTGTTCAGCATCAAGCATAGCAGCACGAGCCTGGGCCATAGAAGCAAGAGCAGAACCGACATCAGAGAAATCGGGACGGAAAGCCTGCAAGCTAGGAGCGGAAGAAGCTGAAGCAGATGAACCACCAGAAGCAGGGGATCTAGAACCAGCCATGGCAGCAGAACCTTGAACAAACGGATTCAAGCCACGAGAAATCATGGCATTGGGGGAATTGTAAGAATTGTTCATTCCCCACATCTTTTCCTGCCAATCACGCTGAATCTGTGCTTGATGGGCATTAAACGCGTTATTCTCACGATTAATATCAACGCTAGTCTGATTGGTCTTATTCTGCGAAGAAGCACCAATGGCATTACCGGCAAGTGAAGCACCGGCGGCAATAATACCGCCAAGAACAAGCGGAGCAATATGTTTTTCGGAGTGCCCCATTAAGGGGCTTTCTCCAATCTCATAGAATCTCATTGAGCACCGGCGTCAGGGGCGGGCGATTTATCGGGCGCTGACTGCTGCTCTGCCAACATTTCCTGGGCATACTTAGTAAGCTCAGACTTTTCAATAGCCAGATGCTGTAAAACAGCCTGTCGCTCCGACATAGTCTGACAATGCCGGGAGATAACACAATCAAAGCGCTGCTCATCAGTCATACCGTCCATAACGGTAGACTGAGTAGGATGCATCTGGGAAAGAATATTCTGAACATTCATGTCACCAAGAAGACGACGATATTTTTCCTGATTAAGGAGAATCTGCGTCATATCATTTTGAATCAAATCACCGTCAGAAGACGTATCATACATAACAGTATCGTATACAGACTGTTGATAGCACGGATGTTCCTCAACCAACTCGGGAACAACCTCATTTTTAATATAATCGGGGTTCTTATAGGCAAAATTTCTCATAACAGCACAAATTAATAAGGTAAACCATTTCTATCCAAGTTCTGAACAGCATATACTTGGAAAT